ATCATCCATGACTATTGTAAATTCTAACTTTGAAGGTGTTCCTCGCCTTTCAATTTCCCATGTGATACCATCCAAAACTACAGGTTCGTAGAAATCTTCCCAATGTGCTATGACTAATCTTACATCCCTATCATTTGCCAGAACTAATTCATCAGCCAAGTTTTAACACCTGCCCTTTGTAAATTGTGTATTTAGGTACTTTTTTACCCTTGTTAGCTTTATCCATCATTGTTTTATTTAACTCATATACTTTCTTATATAATGAACCATTACCAAGTTGCTTCTGGCAGATTGACCAAAGGCTATCCCCTGCTTTTACTGTATATGTTTTACCATTTGGCTTATTGGATGAATCTGGTCTAAATTCTTTTGGTTTCATGACTGGAGTGGGAGTCCTACCATAGTTTGTCTTTTCAGGAGTTGCAGGAACTAATTTTTTAGTTGAGTAATCTCTATATTGCTTTAACTTTATTGCAACTTTAACATCTGAACCATTGTCTGCATCTTCTACTATGTTATATTCTTCTAATGACACTTTCATATTAGTGTTAAATAGTACTTTTCCACCCATTTCCCTCGATACAATAAATTGAAATGGCTTACAATCAGTTTTTAGTAATTCTAGCTTACTTAAAAAGAATTGAACATCCCTAAAAGTTCCACGATAAAAAGGTAATTTATTATGTGTAAACTCTGCTTCAAAACTTATTTCAGATAGCCCTTCTTTTTTTAATATGTTTACTTCTCCAGTATTTATCAAATCAACTGTCTTATTTTTATTTGTAACTTTAATCTCTAACTTTGGTGGAGGTATTGGTAATTGTACTCCATCTAAATAAAAATCATAAGCCACGATTACACCTCCTCTCTAAACTATTCCCTCAGCAGATACAACCATAGCATCATTCAGTTTTTCTGTTAGTACATTAACTATACCATCCACATCTGCATCTTTACTTATGTTATTAGTGTTGTTCATGTCAATTTTTATATTTACCCCTGTGAATCGGTTTATTGTTTCTTGCTCTGCAATGTCTCTAAGATATTTTAAGTCCTCTTGACTTTTATCCATAGTCTTTGCCATTTTAGCTGTGTTTCCTGCTGTGTCCTTTGCTCCTTTTGCTGCGTCGCCCAAAGGTGAATTTAATCCAGCTGAACCAAATCCATTTCCTAATCCATACTTCTTATCCCAAAGGTCATCTAATCCTAATTTTTTCTTTGCATCTTCTGCTATTTTACTGATATCAAAAGTATCTTTAAATTTATTAGTTATAGACTTTTGCCACTTTTCACCTAAAGCATTTCCTTTTTGGAAAGCTGACCCAATATCCTTATATCCCATTCGCTCCAATTTAACTTTTTCTGGTGCATTTCCTACCCATTTGTTTAAGTTATCAATCTGTTGCTTAATGTAACTGTTGTCCGCCTTAACAGGTGTAAATGTTGCTTCTCCTACTTTACCAATATTTATCCCTGGTATTTTATTTATTAGGTCAATTAATTTGTTTACACCTCTTATTGCTATGTTCGCCCCATCTATGAATGCTTTCCCGAGTGCATTCCCTGCTGAATTTACAGAATTATTTAGAGATGCCATTTTTTCTATTATAAATATTACTCCCTTCGCTATTGCTTGTTTCATAAGAAAAACACACTGATTCCATCCATTCGCAATTCCTTCATTTACATCTACACATTTATTTAATAACCATATCATTATATTTTGTATAAATGCTGCCGCTGCAAATGCCGCACCCACAATTGTACCTAGGACAGTCAAAGACGTTCCTGCAAATTTATTTATTGCTGCTACTGCTACAAATATAATGACTATGAATGCTAAAAATCCTAATACTACCCATGTAATTGGATTAGCTAAAAGTGCAGCATTCAATCCCCAAGTAGCTATTGTTGCTGATAAAGTCGCTCCATTTGCACGCATTAATGCTGCTGCTTGAATATTAGTCATTAGTGCAGAAAATGAAGAAGCTGCAGCATGAGCAATATTTGCAATCACATTGCCTAAGGTAGCTATTTTAGTTGCTAGTAAAACTGCTTGAAATATTATAAAAACAGAAGCTATCCCCAAAATTATAGGAGAAATAATACTCCAATTCTGTGCAAATACATTAACAATATTCAACGCTTGTGTTATCACCCAACCTAATGCTTGTGCTATCAAACTAACACATACAATAATAGTGTTTGTGAAAGCTTGAAAAAAAGGACTACTTAATATATTTATAATTCCATTAAAAATGTTAAAAAACACATTACCTAAAACATATAATCCATTTATAAAATTATCTATAAAGGTTCGGAAACCTCGGCTAGACATAGATTGTTCTATTTTTTTCTGTATAACACCAAAAATCATGACTACGTTATTTTTTATTGATGTCCAAATCTGTCCAAATGTATAAGGCATCTTCTCGAACTCTGCATTGGTCTGCTCTGCTGCTGAAAGTAATGAGTTTTTTACAATATCTGCCGTTAACATTCCCTCTGATGCCATTCCTCTTATTTTTCCTATGTCTACGTCCAAATAATCTGCAATCGATTGGATGATGTTAGGTGCTGACTCAAATACAGCATTCAGTTCCTCACCTCTTAATACACCAGAACTCAACCCTTGGGTTAGCTGTAACAATGCCGAATTCATTTCCTCAGTACTTGCTCCAGCAATTACGAACTTTTTATTTAGTTGCTCTGCAAAACCTACAATTTCTTTTGTACTGCTAAACGCCTTACCTGCGTTCATGCCTATTCGTGAAACTATTTTTGCAGTATCTAAGTAAGATGCACGAGACCTTTCAGCAGATTGGAAAATCATCTTATTTAATCCTCCATCTGAGAGTTGACCATCATTTATCATACTAAGTCTCGCGTTAGTACTTGTCATCTGGTCGCTTAAATTTCCTAGACCTCCTAACGTTCTTATACCTAAGTAGGTTGCTGCTAGCTTCTTTGCACTTCCAACTAATCTATCTGTAGAACTTGCACCCTTATTTATATCCTCATTAAGCCTTCGCTGTTGATTATCTGATTCTCTTATTTGTTGTTCTAGTCTATCAAAGCCAGCTTCTGCACGTGCTAGTTCTTCTCTAGCTGTTCTAATACTATTAGCATCTATAGCATTGCTAGATGTTCTTTGTAATTGCTCGAATGAACTTAATACAATATTCATAGCATTATTCATGTGTCTAAAAGCAGGTGTCATTCCGTCGAAAATTCGGATAGATGTTTGTATAGTTGCCATTTTTAACCTCCTTTCTTTTTTAACATAATATAAGCACTTACTTATTTTTAAGTAAGTGCTTATATATTATAAATTTAGCAATTCTTTTTTCTTAGTATCAAATTCTTCTTGTGTGATGGCTTCAATATCCAAAAGATTTTTATATTTTAATATTTCATCAGCTACAGAATTAGAATTTATATTATCTGCAACTTTAATACTTTGTGTAATAGCGGATAATGTTGATAAAATTTTATGTGCATCTTTGTATGCTTTCTCATAAACACTGGAATTGGTTTTAGTCTTTTTATTAATCAATTCAATATACTCAACAGGATTATCAATATCGTTAATTGTTATTTTAATTTTAAATGAATTAACAACCTTTCTTGCTGTTTTTTTGCCTGTTACTCCTCCAACTATAGCTCCAGTAGCACCAAACAAAGCTCCTCCAACTATAGCTCTTCCCACTCCTCCACTAACTATAGACTCTCCATCTTCTAAAATTTCAAATTTCACAATATTTTCATAAGAATGAATGATAGGGGCTTTTTTATCGTTTTCACTTCTTTTAGACACAAGCCATTTTTTATTATCTTCATCAAATTCTATATAGTTCTCTATATTATTAGTTGGATTAAATATTTTTTGGAGTTCATTGTTTTTTTTAGTTGATGATATAGTTTTTTCAATATCTAATTTTTTTAAAATTTTAGGTGCTTTAGTCATAGAAAGTGCATCACAATATTCTTTAAAACAAGAATTGCATATCCAACCATCTTCAATATTCAACACTCCTATCTCAGTATCACAAATACAGCATATATCTGCTTTTTTCTTCCCAAATAACCCCATAAGTTTTCCTCCAGTACAATAATTTTATAAGATTATTATACTATATTAGTAAAATTTTTACATTAGATATTATCTTCTTCTACTCCTTCTAGCTTCTTTAGCATTCTTCTTTTCTTCTTTTATTTCTTCTTCTACTTTAATATCTATAGAAGCAGCAACAAATGCCCTCTCGTAGTCTGGTAAATCTGTATATTCATGTGGTTTCCATTTGAATTTATGAAGGCAATAATGAGCTACACTAGCATCATAATCGCCTCCTTCAATTAGTTTTTTGCTTCTTCTACTTTATCTTCAAAAGTTCTATCAAAACCATTTACCTCTCCTACCTCACTTGAAAGGTCTGTATATTCGCCAGGAGTCAACATTGTTGTTAATAACTCCTCTGCACCCATTACACCATAACTATTTTGTAATTCTGCATCATGTAAATCCGGAAATACTATAGTTTCCACACATAATTTCAAAGTGTAAGTATTAAAATCTGTTTCACTAGTGTATTGTCCTGTAGCTTTCCCTTTTTTATTTAATATAGGTACTCTTATAGTTGAATCTTTTCTTAATTGTCTGTCCCTATCTGAATCTATTGCTTTAAGTTCCCATTCGATTGCTTTTCCATCTTCTCCTATAAACCTTTCACTTGCCACATACTTTCTATTCTCTACTTTTATTGCATTTTGACTTAAAAAAGCGTTTAAATCTCCCATAT